AGAACTCAAGGGCGAGATCAGATCCTTTGACTCACGTTTGGAAGCATTTGACCTGGTGGAGAAGAACAAACCCACAGGTGACTTCAAACCGGAGATCATAAAAAAGCAGGACAGGCGACTTATCACCGTTGAAGGTGGCCCGGCTTATGACAGGACGTTTGCGGGAATGTTCAATCAGGGAATAAAGCTGGAAGTTGATGAGGAGGAAATCAAAAGATTTCGTGCCTCGATGCTTGAGGGAACCCCCAGCGTCGGCGGCTTCTCCGTGCCGGAGCCCCTGGCTGCACAATGGTTGGATGACAGCCTCCCGAACGAAATCATCCGCCCAAGGTGTGTGGTGTGGCCGATGACCTCCGCAAGCAGGAAGGTCCCGGGATGGGATGGCAGCGATCAATCCGGTGGTGAGTATTTCGGTGGCCTTGAAATGCAATTCCTCGCAGAAGAGGGCACCGGAGACAAGCAGACGGCCAAACTTCGATCGATTGAATTAACTGCGAAAAAAGGGGCGATTTTCGTCGATGCCAGCAGCGAACTGGTTGAAGACGGCTTGGGATTCGACGCCCAGCTTGAGCTTGCAATGAAAAAGAGTTTATCTCTTTCGATGGATTACTACCTCTTGCAAGGAAGTGGCGCAGGCCAGCCACTCGGTGTGGTCAAAAGCCCGGGTGTGGTCACGGTTAGCGCAGAAGGCGGCCAAGACGCGGCTACCGTGGTCTATTCTAATGTCGTTAAAATGTTTGCCAGAATGTATCCCGCAGGCCGATCTAAGGCAATATGGATCTGTAACGAAACCTGCCTTTCACAACTCCTTACGATGAGCCTGGCTATCGGCACCGGCGGTTCTGTCATCACCGTTTTGAGGGAATCAAATGGTCAATTGACGATTCTTGGCCGGCCGGTAATTCTAACCCCGAACCTTCCGGCGGTTGGAGACCTGAATGACCTCATCTTCGTCGACCTTTCGCAATACTGTATGGGCATTCGGCGTGAAATCAAGCTTGAGCGATCAAATATCCCCGGATGGACTTCAGATCTGATGAGTTATAGGATTTTGGTTCGGTTCGACGGCCAGGGTATGTGGTCCGATGTGCTGAAACCGCGAAACGGTGACGATCTTGGGTGGTGTGTCAATCTCGCTGCCCGTTAACAACCCTATGACGGGGGGGTTCGCCCCCCCTTTACGAAAGGATCTATCATGGGAATATTTGATATCTTCAAACGCAAAAGAAATTGGGCGAATCTCGATGCTTTTATGGACCGCCCGACGAGTTCCGGGATCAGCGTAACGGAGACCGTGGCGCTGGGAATTCCTGCGGTCTATGCGTGCATTAGGGTGTTAGCGGAATCCACTGCAAGCTTGCCTCTCATCACTTATGAAAGGCAACCAAATGGCGATAAGCAGCGTGCTGTGGGCTTTTCTCTGTATACCCTGTTGCATGACCAGCCAAATCCCATAATGACATCCCTTGAACTCCGGGAGCTTCTCATGGGGTATTTATGCCTTCGTGGGAACGCTTTTTGTCTTATTGAGCGAGAAGCCGGGGAAGTTGTGGCTCTGTGGCCGTTGCACCCGGACCGTGTAACGGTTGAGGTTGACGGCAGGGAGCTTATTTATACTTATCAGAACCCGGACGGACCGGAAAAGAAATACCGTATGGTGGATATTCTTCATATTCGGGGTTTATCATCTGATGGGATTATTGGATATTCGCCCCTTGCACTTTTAAGGGATTCCTTCGGCCATGCAAAAGCCATTAGCGATTATTCAGCGAATTACTTCAAGAACGATGCAACACCCGGCGGGGTTCTATCGACTTCGCATTCTCTCTCCGTAGAAAGTGTGAAAAATTTGCGAGAAGCATGGAGCAATGGCTATCAAGGATCAGGAAAGCATCATAAGGTAGCAATCCTGGACAACGATCTTAAATGGCAATCCGTTGGCGTATCTCCCCAAGACAGTCAGTTGATTGAGAGTCAGAAGTTCAGCGTTGTTGAGATCGCAAGGGTTTTCCGGGTGCCTCTGAATCTTGTTATGGATTACGAAAGATCGACTTACTCGAATGTTACAGAGCAAAATCGAAGTTTCCTCACTCACACCCTACAGCCCTGGCTTGAGCGTATCGAGCAGGCAATTCACAAGAGCTTGCTTACCGAGGGGGAAAAGCAGAAATATTTTGTTGAACACCTTACTCAAAACTTTCTGAAAGCAAACACTAAGGAACGGTTCGAAGCTTACAAGATAGCAAGGGAAGGGGGGTTTCTGTCAGTCAATGAGATCCGGCAGCTTGAGAATATGAACTCAGTCGAAGGGGGCGATAACTTCGGGATGCCAGAGACATAAAAGGGGGTGCCATGAAACAATGGAAAGCTGTTTGTGACAAGTGCAAGCACAATTCGACCTGTAAGCGCCCGTGCTGGTTTATCGAACACCTTCTGTCAAAGGTAACCGACGGAAGCTTTGAAAAGCAGATGGGGAGGAACATCGTTCATTTCGGGCATTATTGGGAGAAGCGTTTTTCAGACATTCACCCCTCGACCTTAAAAAAGGTAGTGTTTGAGATCATTGACGAAACAGAGCCGGAGGGGGACGTTCCCACCGACAAGCCGTTTGATGATTTTGAATATCAGCCTGAACAGAAAATCGCAGATATTTTTTATATGAGGTTCTTCCTGGGCCTGTCGTATGTTGAGATCGGGGAGAAATACGGCATCGACCACAGGGAGGCATCGGGCATTTATTCGCAGGCACGGAAGCGGGTTCTTGAAATTGTTAAAATACTGGATGGCCGCGATAAAGGAATAAAGTTTTTGAGAAGAGGAAGAAACAGATTAACCAAACATGAAAAAGCGTTCATTTTAAACAAGGTTTTCGGGTTCGCATTTCGGGAGGTGGCCGAGGTCTTGGGTTATGCCGGTCCCGATGCAATCCAGCACACAGTAAATAAAATGTATCAGAAATATAAGGAAGAGTTTTTAAAGGTTGAGGCATCTTGACATGCCAGCATTCGCCCTGCGGCTTACTGAGAGCCCCCAGGATCGACGATCTTTTTTTTTGAATACCTGAGTAAGGGTTTTTTAAGAGGTAAGCGGGACGATTGCTTAAAACGCTTGACGACTGGAAGGCGCAGGATGTTGCGAATATGCTAAAAGTGGCGATGTTTTCCGGTTTGCGTCGGGGTGAGATTTTTAAATTACAAGACTATGATATTGACTATGCAAACAAATTAATCCGCTTGAAAGCTCCCAAAGGCGGAAAGACTGTCACTGTCCCTTTATCTTTAGAAATGATGACGGAATTGTGGGTAGCGAGGGAGATGTTGTCACGGGTTGGAAATCCTGATTTTACTATTGGGACAAATGTCCCAATAGGCAAAACATGGGCGCAGTATTGCAGGGACATAAAACTTGAAAAAAGAACGGCAAATAGATGGTTGAAATTATTTTTTCAATTAGAAACAGAAGCAAAAGAAAAAGAAAATTTATTATTGCCAGTAGAAGGAAAGTGGGCGGCAATAGTTATTGATCCGCCTTGGAAATATGGAACCAAGTATGACGAAGATACAAGGCGTGTTGCTTCGCCTTATGATGAAATACCATTGGAAGAATTATACAAATTCAAGATCCCTGCTGATGATAATTCTTCTTTATGGCTTTGGACAACGCATAAATTTATTAACGAATCTTTTGACTTAATGGAAAACTGGGGTTTTGAATATAAGATAAGTATTGCGTGGAATAAGGTAAAAATGGGCATGGGCAGGTGGTTAAGATGCCAAGTTGAATTTTGTTTGCTCGGAATTAGAGGAAAACCGAATTGGAACCTTACAAACGAGAGAGATATTTTAGAAGAAAAACGCAGAGAACATTCAAGAAAACCGGATGGTTTTTATGAGTTGGTTGAAGATATAACTCCGGGGCCATTAGATGATACATATTATTGCGATATTTTTTCAAGAGAAAAGCGCAAGGGATGGGCTCAAATAGGCATGGAGATAAATAAATTTTGAATAAATATAAATTAATTTATCGACACATGGATGGAAGTGGAAACTGTATTGAAATTTCTTATGGCAGAAATATCAGAGAATATAACAACTCGATAGATAGAACCAAAGATAAGGTTTATTATTTAAGGGCTCCTCAACCATACAGATATACCGAGAGTGACTTATTAGAGCTTTATCGTTGGATAATTATTAATAAGCAATTTGATGGAGCAAAAAACAATATAATAAAAAAAGCTGTTGAATATTTAAATGGTTTTAAAAAGGAGCCTTAAATGTACGGTAAAATATTCGAATGTATTTACGAAGGCACATTGTACGGACAGTGGGAGGCTATTATAACATTTCAACAGATGATCGTACTGTGTGA